ATCCCCTTCTCGTCCCGCGGCTGGTCGGGGTTGTAGGCGTCCAACACGGCGACCGCACCTTTATGCCCATCCTTCGCTAGCTGCTCGAGAATCATCCTTCGGCTCCTTCGTCAAGGTCAAAGATCGGAATCGCGCTGCACCGGCACTGGATGTCTTCACCCGGGTGGCAGGGGTTGCCAAACACGCCGGTCAGTGGCCCCGGCTCGTCCCACGAGTAAACCCCGTCGCCGTTCTCCCCACCGGTCTCCATGTCAGCGTGGCGGTCACGCACGCGTTCATCGTCGCTCGTGCGCCACTGGTACTTCGTGATGCCGACCTCGGTCTGACGTGTCTGGTTGAACGCGGCGTTCATCTTGGCGAGCTGGTCCCGAGCGATGAGTTGGGCGTTCGCCTCGCAACCATCACCCGCGGCGTCCACGCAATCGTCGATGATAGCCTCGACGGCCTTCGCGCGTTGCCCGCTCGCCCACGCGTCACTGAGCTTATCACCGAGGTCTTCGAGCATCCGATCAGGCAGCGTTGAAATAAGGTCCACGTTCCAAGCAGTATACTCTCGCATCCGGTCAGCGACCGGGCCGTGCTCGCCGAGCACCGAACGGATGTCTACGCCTAATGAACGATGGACTTCTTTGGCTAGCCGGTCGTCTGACCAAAAGAGTGCCTTTTTGACAACTAGTCGGGCTAGCATCTCTGCTTGGCCTTTGAGGCTCATAAACGCAGGGTCACGCGCGAGGTCTCGTATGGCTTTGGACCACGGATCCGCATCCATCGCACCGCCTGGCTGAGCCAGCGGGAGTAGCGCGAGGCGTAGCTTCTTCTTAGCAGCCGCTCGCATCTCCGTGGCCGCGTCAGTAAGTCGGTTGAGATACCAGAGCTCCGCCTGACGACTCGGGCGGATAGGGCGCAGACGTCGACCTACCCGCTTGGTCATTCGAGCGGTGGCAGGCCGGTAAAGCGCGTGCTGTACGACGTTCAGCATCTACGGCACATTATACAAAAACACCTGACATATCCGTTACTTAGACTCGTCGTCGTCTTCTGAAGCGTCGTCTGACTTGCCCGTAGGTGCTTGTTTTTGTTCGCCTTTTCCGAGAAGGGCCGGCGGAACCGCTGACGCCGGATTGGTGAGGATTTCTTTCGTATTCGAGTGCGAAAGACGCGCGACGGTCTGTGCATTCTTCACATGCTGCTGAGTCATCCCCTTATAGGAGCCGCGGGTGTAGATGTCGTTCGCCACGACTCCCTCATCGATTGCACCCATGTCAAAGTGAAGCTTTGAGGTCTGCGCCCGTTTGTTGTCAATGTCCGCCTTCTCTGCATCCGTGCTTTGGTGAACGTCATTCCACTCCGACTCGTATCCGTCCGGCATATAACCCAAGGCGGAGCGGACTAGGAACTGGTCCAACTCGTTGAGCGGATCGTCCAAGTGATCCTCACGCCGAGCTTCTAGGTGGGTTTCATAGTGACGGTCGTCCGATTCCCCAGTTGCGTTCATACCGGCGGGTGACTGACCGAAAAGCTTCGTGAACGGCACGTCGGCCGCCCCAGCCACGTCGTACATGACCTTGTCGAAGGCCTTGTCCACGCCGCTGAAGGTATACGGGTGGCGCTGGTACTCCTCCGTGTCCTTGTCGAGCACGCCCACGCCGTTGAACGATTTGTTTAGCGCGAATTGGCGGAAGCGCTCGATGGCCTTTGCTTCGCCGTTCTTCGTAGAGAGCGTTGCTCGAAGACCCGACTGAAGCACGATGTCGACGTTCATTTGGAACATCATCGTGGTGATAGCGGCTACCGCAGTATCGTACTGCTTCAAGTTATTGATGAGTATCTGCAGCACGGAGTGGTCCCACATGCTATTCGCGCGCCATAGGAAGTACGGGACCTCGCGGCCGTTCAGTCGAATGACCCGAGTGTGGTGGAGCGTAACCGCGCTCTCCGCCAGCCGGTAGTGTTGTGGCATGCCGCACGCGGGGTCCATGGCATCGTACACGATGGAGCCGTCGTGGTTGCAACGCCACCGATCAATGACGTGAAACCCGACCAGGTCGTCCTTCTGGATCTGGTCGTAGTCCAGTGGTTCACTCAGCACCTCGTCCGGTTGTGACCTGAGGATGGGGATCATCAGGCAGCCCCCGTAGAGACGAGCCCACTTCGAAGCCGTCAGCAGACGTTTCTTCACCTTGAGTTTCTTCTCAAGACGCTCGACGGTCTTAACGTTCGCGTCGTTATCGGCCGCCATGCCCTCCCATTTGACCGTACGCCAGTTGCGGAGCATGTCCTCGGGCAACGTCGACACGATGCGGTTGCCGAGCCACGAACCCACGTAGAGCGACTCAAGAACCACGCGATTGAGCGGTGTGGTGGGCGAATAATCACTGTACGCGCGCTGGTCTCGCGGTGTCCCGATGCCGACCTTCTCGTTCTTGAGCGCCATGGTCTGCATGCCACTGACGAAGTCCGAAAGCCCATCAGCCGCTTGAGAATCCGTAACCTGAACCGGCTTTATCGTTTGCCCGAGAGCAGAGCCGAGACGTTTAACGTGTCTTGCCATGGTGTTACCCCTTAACCGCGTTGTTTCACTGTACCACCGTCGATCGCGTGTACGCCGCCGGTTCCAGACGTACCACCCGTATTAGAACGGCCACCGGACCCAGACGTGCCACCCGTATTAGAACCGCCGCTGCCGCCCGTTCCGACGTACCGAATAACCACTGTGCCCGTAAGGTCCATCTTTGTGCTCGTGCTAGACCCTGCTTGAAGCACCCACCCAGGCGCGTTAATCTCTAGCGTCGCGGCCGGAATACCACCATCAACGACCAACGCACTTAGCTGTGGCTCCTCACTCGAAATCTTAAGTAACGATGGCGCCTGCACGGCGAGCGAGACAAGGGTTGCGACCAGTGCCGGGCGAATGATCGATGCACTACTTGCCGCTGTCATCTTACGAATCTCGTCAAGCGAAAGTTCATTGCTCATTACCATCTCCTACACGATGTTGTGGCGTACGGATGGGCTCCTGCAAAGTCCATCACATGCCCCAGACTTGGATGCTTGCCCCCACCGACAACTTCACGGTGCCAGTCGTGCCAACGATGGCTATGGATGTCGATCCTTGGGGCAGGCGACCAAAGCCTCGACGACTATAGGGCGCGATAGGAAAATCCGGAAGCGACGATCGAGCTTCGACGATCCAAGCGGACACGCCATCGTAAACCATATCTACGAGGCCTTGGCTTCCGTTGCCACCGTAGAGCCCAAGATCGAGCGTAGACTGATTGGACGCGTAGATAGTCGCTCCGCTTGGGTACCACAATTCGTTTTTGCCGTCGTGCCCGTCGACTTGCAACTTCGCAGTATAGGAGGACTCCATTGGCCCACTGATTATGATGCGGACGGATGACAGCGCAGAAAGATTGATATTAAGCAGTGCACCGGTCACAGCCTCAGTGGCCGTATACTTTTGCAGAAGTCGCATACCCGCCCGGGTGGACAGTGGATCCAAGCCTCCAGTCATTCCAATCTTTACCGACGTAGCAGTACCCGTAAGTTTGGCATTGTACACCTGCCCGACTAGCTTGGCAGTGATTGGCACTAGGCCGGAGACAGGAGTGCCAGCTATACAGTTGCATGAGCTACTTGCATTCACGGCGGCGGCGAGTGCAACGGCGACGTCCTGCGCGGATACGGCGGACGTTAGATCGACGTTCGTTCCCGTGCCGGGTCCGGCGAGCTTATAGACGAAAGAGACGCCGCCGATCACCTCAGTGGAAGAATCGACGACTGACGCCTTCGCCACACACTGGACGCTTCCCGTGGCCTTGGTGGCGTAGGTCGCTAGAGCGTTGATCGCCACCACGTTGGGGGCGAGGGGGTGACTTCGTCTACTGTCGTCTTGTCGGCAGCGGACATCTCACCAGGTACCGTATGTGTAGCAATAGGTTGCGTGATGTCTGACGATGACTTCGCTGTCATCGCGCGAATTTCATCTAACGTTAAACCTGTAGCTCCCATAATGCTTTCCTACACGATGTCGTTCATCGAACCAAATTTGCCTTGGATGAGTGGTTCGATGGCGTACCTGCACTGATCCCAGAAATCATCGTTCTTCTTGACGATCTCCTTAAGAACTGTGTCCGTGTGCTTGTCAACCTTGAACTTATAAAGCCGTGCGTCATGCTCCGCCATCTTCGCATCGGGGTGGATGATGATTTTGTCGAAGCTACGAAGGAAGCTAACGCCGTCCTCTACGCTGCCTTGGCCCTTCTCCGCACCTACCACGCAATAGCCGGCGTTGTTCAAGAAATTGATAGTCTCGGGACGCGCCGAGTCCGCATGGAAGAGCACGCCGCCGCGTGACTCCTTAACTTCCTCCATCTCGTCGAGCTTCGCCGGTAGGTTGACCGTGTCGATGCGCAAGCCACCGTACGCCTTCTGTACGTAGAGGTTGTTCTGATAGACCCACTGCTTACCGATACACGTCGGCGTCGTGCTGAACCCGAAGTCGATGCCGTAGAACGGCCCAATCCACGTCTCGGGATCAGGCTCGAACGGAGCCACGCCCCACTTACCATTGAAGATTTGAGCGTCAGCGCGAGCCCAGAACTGACCCTCCCACACATGGTAGTACTCTTCCGGGTCTACGCGACGAAGGTGCTCAGCCTCCGCTCGAAGTTCGCTGGGCAGCCACGGATTGTCGCGCCAGTTGACCTTGTACTGAATCGTGTTGGGCGGTGGGTTAACGATGAACCGCTGTGCAGTGGGATCCGTCTCCTCGACCGGGTTAAACGACACCCAGATCTCAGACTGTGGCCACTTATCGGGCCAGCCCTCCGGTGGGCACGTTCGAATGGTCGGGATGAGGACTTTCCAACTGTTCTCACTGACCCGCTGGCCTTCTTCCACCCAGACCAGGTTGATGCCCTCGAACGACTGAATCTTCGTGACGTTCTGCCAAAGGCCGGCGAACAGGAACGTGCTGCCCGTGGGCAGGTAGGTGATTTCGGTGTTGCCGATGTCCCAACCAGGCAGCTTGAGCGCCGCGATCTGCTCCTTCAGCAGCGTGTGCACCGAGTCCTTGATGGAAAGCTGGAACTCGCGGGCGCAAAGCACCTTGAGCTTCATGTTCATAGCTATCAGCAACAGGACGCGGGCGATCTGCCAAGACTTCCCAGAGCCGCGACCGCCATAAATGATCTTGTAGCGGGATCGTTCGCGAATCAGAGATTCGGACCACGGCGCGAGTTGCAGGCACGCACGGGTCATTACACCCACAGCCGCTAATCTCCCTTCGGCAGCTGTGGCTCGCTCGCCTCGACCTGATCATCACGGAGCGCTGGAGTTACGTCCATCGGCTTGCCATCCGGCCCAATGTGCGTGACCTCCGCCTTGCCGAGCGATAGTGGCGCAGTGCAGAACACAACTTCGAGGCGCGTGGGGCCGGCCGGGGCCAGGGGCTCGCCGTTGGGACCAGAGAGCGCCACGCTCTGCCGTGGGGTCCCGAGCGCCTGGTTCACGATGTACTCCGCCGCCTGCTCCTGGCGCGGGTGCTTGCGCTGCTTCGTGATCGAGCGTATGGTCTCGAGCGCCTCGGGCAGCATCGCCTGGAAGGCCTCGCGGGTGCCGGGCGGGAGCTTGGGACGCCCCGCCGGGTTCATCGAAGGCTGGCCCTTCACGAAGGGTTTGCCGCGGGGCTTACCCTTTGGCTTGTTGGTTTGACGAGGGATGCGGGAGCGGTGGATGGTCATGGTTCATCACCATGTGGTTATTTGGTGATACCGTTAATCGTTCCCTGGACCGGGAGGATCGTCCACGGGCGGGTCGGCACCTCTCCACCGCCCTGGCGGGTGAATGGCCGCAGGCCACCCTCCAAAGCTCAATCATTCACTGTTATGGCAGTTTTCGGCCTTCGAATCCGTATCGAGTTCGTTTTTCCTAATCTTTTTAAGTACTTAGACGATTTCTGTTACGGTAATACGGCAACGACGGGGTCGAACCCCTTTTAACTACCTCAGTTATCACTACATAATCTATATACTAGTATTTTATATTTACTTTCTTCTCTTCTTCCTTTACTATATCTTATTTCCATATCAACCATATCAAAGAGAAGGTAAGTATAGGAATCTATTAGGGTTTTTGCCTGATATGGTTCACCAAAAAATTCCGTTTCAGATACGGTAAAATCCATCTCAACCGCGAAAATGAGGACCAAGTGAAGCACTGCTATTACCCCGTGTTCAACGACGACGAGAACGCCATCCTCGTGGCCAAGGCCGCTCAGGCCGGTCTCGAGGTTGCCTCGTACCTGCGCCAGATCGCGGGTTACCCACCCCAACGGCCGGGCTCAGATACGCCGACGAGGCCGCGTGGGCGCCCGCGTCTTTCGACCGAGGACCTCGCGTTTAATGCGGCACGCCGTCGCCTCGTCAACCAGATGCAGGCTCACAAGTATGCCTCGAAGCCGGCGTATTCCCTGGTACGCGAGGTTTTCAACCGGCTAGTCGACGAGCGAAAAGTTCCTCCCACTATCGAGGCATTTCGCGACGCACTCGCGTTCGTGAGCACGAACGGTGGCAAGTTTGGCAGCGTTCTCCCGGCCGACGCCCTTAGACGGTACGAAGCCTCACTGAAAAAGCCGAAGTAATTTCACTATTTACAACCGCGGAATCAGAGTCTACGGTGGACGTTCTTTCCCGGTACGCGTCGGCGTCACATCCTCCTCAAGGGTCCGCCGACGCGTAGCCGGGTTTATTCGACCATGAGGAGGACGCTTGTGAGCGAGACTACGTCTGACAAACAACGCGCGCGTGACCTAGGGCTGTCCGACCTCGCACGGTCTGGTCTAGACGTGAATGACGCCGCTAAGCTCGGTATCACGTTCCTCACCGCTACCCAAACCGAATCCCAGCTACCAGGCCACCGTCAAGCGGCGATCCGCATACCTTACTATGATGCTCGCGGGAAGTCACGGGCAGACCTCTTCCGCGTACGCTTCCTAGAGCCACCGCCGGCTGGTGCGTTCGGGGCGCGGTCTGAGGTAATCAAGCCGAAGTATGGTCAGCCGAAGGGTTCTCCGCCTGGTGTCTACTTCCCGCCGCTACTGGCCGGGAACGCCACGTGGGAGGCGGTAGCGGCGGACCCAACGATTGCGCTGTGGGTCACCGAGGGTGAGAAGAAGGCCGCGGCGGTGACGAAGCTCTTCAAGCCATGCCTCGGCCTGGCGGGGTGTGGTCGGTTCGGGGCGAAGGCGACCGGCACGGAGCTCCTACCCGAGCTCGCGGCGTTCGTCTG